TAACATGACATGGAACTATTACGAAGATTCGACAATTAGCAAATTCAGAGTACCTAACAAGAATTCTAAGATTGTACGGGAAGGAGAAACTACCGGTCCGTCAGTTAAGGAATCTGTGCTGAAGGTAATTCCACCGAGTTACAACATAGATAAGTTTGCCGTGTTGGTAGCAGATATTTTAAACGAAGAATATGGCGAGCATAATTTCGATTCTTTTATGGAAATATTACATGATAAAATTGCATATGAGGCTCCAAAAAAGAAACAGCCTAAGAAAAGAAGTGCATTTACAGCGAGGGATTAATATGACATGGAAAGATGAGATAAAGAAAGAAATAGATGATAGGGAAAACTATAATTTAATCGCTATTAATGAGGCTATTCAAATAGCGATGAGAACTAATAAAATGATTAGAAATTCTAAATCTTCTGAAATAAGTAAAGCAGACAGAAACCTTCTTGAAGGCAGTAGTGTTGAATTAAAGAGGGCTAAGGCTAGGCTTGATAAAATGATGAGGCTTCCTTCTAAAGAACCAATTACTGAAACAAGGGCTGACCCTGAATATAGAGATTAGTGATTAATATGACACGCTGTAATTATTTAGAAGGCTGGTTCGATAATGAATCTGCTAAATTAGACAAAGTTGAGAATAACTATGGCCGTGATTTAATTACAGGTCAAAAGAAAAAGACTACTACTTTAACTAAGGCACAAGCATGGGCTAAAGTATTCAGGAGGAATAAAGAATGAGTTGGCAAGATATACTAAAGGGTTCAGATAATGAACGGAATATAAGTGCAGATTCTTTTAGAGAATACGGTTCAAAGGCTTCAAAGGAAAACCCTACATCTGCAAAAGATGATATTTCAACCCGTTCTTCTGAATTACAAACGGGCGCACGAACATATCAACAAGGTATTGATAAATTAGGAAAGTTATTTTCTAAAGGAAAAATAGACGAGAAGAGATATACAGAACTTCGTAGAGAATTAATGGAAATATTTGGAAAGGAGGAATAAAGAATGAGTTGGAAAAATATATTAAAACGGCAAACTAGTCTAAGGGAATTTGGCAACAGGCAGACTTCATTAGAGGAATTTGGCAACAGGCAGACTTCATTAGAGGACTTAGAAAATACAAAACCAAAGAAAGAGTTACCGTATAAACAGTTTAGAAGAACACCTAAACCTAAACCTAAACCTAAACCTAAACCTAAACCTAAACCTAAACCGGAACCAAAATTAAGTGATGACGAACTACTTAGAAAATTATATTCTAATTTCCTTTATGATGCAGAGGATTTTGCCGGTGCAAGGGAAGGATATTCTGATGGTAGCGACTCCCGTTTTGTAAAATCATATTATGTTATTTTAGAAAAACTCCGTAAATTAGATGTAGTTAAAGATGCAAGTAAAATAGAAAAATTGCTTGATGAATTAGAAAACCATCCTTTTATGCCATTTGAAACTATTAAATATCCTTACTTACCCGATGACTATGAAGAAGGGGAATTGCAAGGATATTATGATAAGGTGATGTAAAATGGGTTGGGAAGATGTACTAAAGGTGCTTACACCTAGAATGTTTTTAGAAAATATTCAGAACATAATAGGAGGAGAAATTACCGGTACTAGTAGTAGGGGTTCAGATAAATATACTTTACATTCTGACAAAGGAAAGATAACTGTTGCTAGAAAGGGTTCATCAGAATATAATGTTAGTTCCGGATTCTTTAACGAAAATTCTTATAATCTAACTACACTACTTCCTAGGCTTCTAGATTCTCTTAATGGGGAAATGGAAAAAATGCCCGGAGCAGTAGTTACAAGTAGTGCGGCGCATACACCTCTCTTTAGCGAAGGCAGAATGGGAGGTCGAAGAAATGCCAAGGATGAAGAAAAAGACTAAGACCAAGAACGGCAATACTGCTGAACAGGAATTGAAGTCTACTAACTTTTTCAAAGAGTTTCAGGAATGGAAGGAATTAGAAGGGGTAGGTTTTATTCTAAGACACGGAATCAAGGCCCCTAATACTGTTACAAGAAGAACAGGCATGGAAACAGTCGAAGGTTCTTCTAGAGGACACCGTGACCATTTGCCAAGACTTATGGAAATTATGGACTATGATGATTTCATAGGAGATAAAGAAATAGAGTACATTGAAGCCTATGTGAAATTTATTGATGCGGCAAAGGGGACTAAGGCAGACCCCGCCATGATACCTTACCATACTAATATTTACGACAAAGCAGGAAAACTAGTCGGTAAGAAAAAAGTCTACGGGCATTGGAAAACTGCGGAGTTTGTAAAATATAGTAAGAAGTTTAAAGGCGACTCTCCGGTTCCTTCCTCTTGGTATAGTTACGATATAAATAAACCACCCACTCCTCCACCCCATCAGGTAATATATTCTAAACAGAACCCAAAGGGATTGAAATATATTTTAGAAGATGCACTTGAGGAATTGGGAGATGCAGACCTTAAATTTGAAATTACTAGAGTTTCTAATCCTAAAGAATTGTATAAGTTGTCTCAGGTTAAGCAATTCTTAGAAAGCCAATTAACTCCGGCTTTAGTTAAAGAGGGAGTAATTAATGCTAAGGCTATTGCTGGAAAATTAGCAAGTCAAAAGTTTGGAGTTACCGGCGAAGCAGAAGAAGCAATCGTTAGAAGATTAAGCGGTTTTTCTGAAGAAGAAGTTGCTGGAGATGTAGAGGAATTTACTATTAAGGTTTCAGCCACAGTTGTAGAAAGAGCCTATCTTGCTTCTACTAAGAAGAAGGTAGGGGGATTCTATCTACATGGTAAGGTCTTGGACAAGAGGCCTAGAAAGGAAGGAGTACCGGTTGCTAAATCTTGGGAGGATTGGTTGAAGGTGGATAAATCTCCTGTTGCAATGTTTAATAGGTTGGCAGAAAATCTAAAACAAGAAGTAAGAAACTTAGTGAACACAGGAATGAGTCTTAATGATGCGGTTCTAAGAGTCTATAAGAAAATGACAAAAAAGCCAAAATCTGAAACTAAACCTAAACCTTTTGCTAGTCCGAAACGGCCAACACCTTTGCGTGGACAGTCTGATAATAGTGATAGGAGAACTAGATTTTAAGAGGTGAGTAAATGACAGTAACTCGCAAGCGTTGTAAGTTTTGCCAACATGAGGCAAGAGATGAATTGGAATCTGAAATAGATTCTATGCAAATCTCATGTGATGATTTGGATAAGAGAGAAGGTTGGAGAAGCGGTACTGCCGCCCAACATCAAAGAAACCACATGGGAGATTATGAAAATAGTAGCAATCCCAAGTGTAAGTTCTGCACAGACCCTATGCGAAGCCACTACGAAAAGGCATTGAGTTCCGGAGAGGTTACTTCAGAAGCCATTGCTGAAACCCTAGGTATTTCTAAAGCACAAGTACAAAGACACATGAAACATCACTTGGCTCCTCTAGTACAGAAGTCTGCGGCTAATATCATAGCAAAGAAAGAAGTCAATGAAATCGAGATGCTAAGTCAAAATGTTCAAAGATTGGATGCCAAGGTAAATAGCCTATTTAACGAAGATGATTTAAGCGTTAAGGAAATTGATGCGTTAGTTAAATTGGCTAGAGAAGTCCGTGAAAGTTTGAAATACATAATGGAGTTTAAGGGCAAGTTGGTTCATCGTAGACAAGACACAATTATCGTTCACCAAATGCAAGTCGTACAAAAGGTATTGGCACAAAACCATCCCGAAGTTTGGCTCGATGTAAAGAAGCAAATGCAGGAGGAATTACAATGAGCGATATTAGTAAGAGATACCCGATGAAGCAAAATCGAAAGAAAAAACTAACAAGAGAAAAAGTATTTGAACGCGTTAGAGAACTAAAAGCAGGTATTAAAATGATTAAATTACTCCAACGAAAAGACCCTGCTTATCGTAATAAAGAAATAAATAAATTTCTTGATGTTTTAGAAGACTCAATTAAAGAAATGCAGGAGCAATTACAATGAGTTGGGAAAATATAATAAAAGCAAAAAAATATCCGAATGTGGAGAGGATGATAGATTATCAAATTTCAAACCATTCAAAAAAACCCATGTCAAGTATTCCTAAATTAGTGAGTGAAGCAATTAAATTATTTGGAGAAGAATTGGAACAAGATATAGAAGACTCGTTTATTGATGATATTTCATATCCGGAGAACCATACGCCAAGACATAAAAAATTCAACAATTGGGTAGAAACACTTTGAAGGAGGAATTACAATGAGTTGGAAAAATATATTGAAAGAAGAATTGGTTTTAATCTATGATGATGGTTCTTCTGTTGAAGGTGTTGCCGGCACTTTAGCCACTGAAGACACTAAGGATGTAGTTGCTTTAGTATTAGATGGAAAAATTAAGAAATTGATTGGTAAAACAATAACAATTGATGCGACAGACCAAAGTTTAGATTGATGCAGGAGTAATTACAATGAGTTGGAAAGATATTTTGAAAGAAGATAAATTTCAAACAGTCCATGTCCCATACATTCTTGAAAAATTAAACGAATTACAATCTTTACGAGAACTCATAGATTTGGTGGATGAATTAGATGTTGTATCAGAAGAAGGATGGACTTTACATGTTCTAAGTCAAGAGCCGAACATTGAACCCTACCAATCTAATCATAGAAATAGAAGAGAATTGTTGGAAGAATTGAACTTTATGAATCGAGGACATGAAGGCACAATGGATTTAGAAGTGTATGTGAAACCTATCGGTGATAATTTTAGTTATTCTGACGACTTTTTATTTAGTTAAGGAGAAATTACAATGAGTTTCATGTGGACCGAGTTATTGAAGAGGCAAACTGCCATAGATTTAGTCCAAGAGATGCTTTCTCCTGTATTTTCTTTAGATGTTTTCGAAACTCAGTTGCCAATTCTTGATGATATGCGGGATTCTGGACTAAAAACTCAGAAAAAAGCAGATTTTAACAAATTAATCGAAGCATTGGATAAATATTCTAAGGATAAGGACGGATTTGTTAGAGAATTCAATCCAAGGTTCAGAGAAAGCATGGATATTGCGCCAATGAAGCAAAAAATGGACCTACTTGTAGAAAGATATGGCACAAAAAAGAGACAAAGTGCAGATAATCCTAGAGCAAAACTGAATTCTCTCGCTCAAGAGATAAAAGAGGGCGGAAATACCCATAAAATTGACGAATTTTTGAAATTGGCGCAAAAACATTCAGAAATAGTCAGATTAACTGAAGATTTACGGCAATTACAGAGAGATTTGCAGAAACTAGATACTGGAAGCGTACTATATTTCGAAGCAGGTATGAAAAATAAGCCCTTAGCAGACGCATTTGCTAAGATAATACAGGGTGAAGCCAAATGGGTAGGTAGTGGTTCTCCTACTTATGGAAATTATGTCATACATTATCCCAATCTATCGGTAGGAGAATGGATGAAACAGTGGAATTTTTTCTTTGATACTCTATCTAAAAAGCCAGAATCGCTTAAAATAATCGCCCCTATCTTATCCGAAATCAAAGAAAGGAAGCCAATTATTACTCAAGGAGGGGTAAAAAGAAAGGTTGCTGTTAGGTCTAACTTAAAATTCTATGAAGTAAATCAATTCGATGACCGAATGCTTACAGAATTCCTAAAAACTGTTAGTAATACCAAAGGTGTCAAGTCTTCTATATTCATTCCACAGGGAGTTAATATGACCATTACAGAAGGGGGAGAAGAAGTTACTTTATCTTCCTCTTTGTTACAGGACTTAATATTCCCTACAAAAACAGGAGGAAATATACGAACAAACCCCTATTTGAGCCTATTACTTACTGCCATTGATGGACCTAATTGGTTCGATACTTTATTGAAACAAACTAAAAAGTTGGAGATTATTGATGCTGGTAAATTAAGGCCTCTACTATTAGAAGATGCTATGAAGGCTTTTGAAAGTGGAGAAAGCCCCACTCCTTTGTTTGGGATAGAGATTAATTTTGAGTCTGATGAAGTTCCTGAAGAACCGGAACCTTTCAAGAGATGGTTCATGAAAGAAGTAGATGTAGGCGATATAAGTGAAGCGAATGCGGAAGAGATGTCTACTACTGTATCTCCTAAAATGAAAAGAGTATTAGACGAGGCAATAGAAAATATAGGAGTTAAGGAATTATTAGTGGGAGATATTTTAGAGGATAAAACTACTATAGATTTCGAAGAAGTCATGATAGGCTCACTTAGAAGATTCAAAATAGTCGGAGAAGAGGATGGAGAAATAGAAGAGTTTGTGCCGTCTGAAATTAAAGACTTACTTAGTAACTTAAAAGGTAATTTACCGGAAGAAGAATTGACTCGTCTTGAGATTTCTTCATCGGTTGCTTCTTTATTATCAGAGACAGGGTTTAGACAACTAATGCTTTCTTATCCTCTAGTAAAAACGGCTAAAGAACCCCTAGGAGGTTCCCTTACATTATCTTCACTAAGTCCTAAAAAACTAATTCCATTTTTTGCTAGGTTAGATTCTTTACTAGGAAGTACAGGAAGTGATTCTGTTTTAGGATTCTATGAGAGGATAGATAAGGCAACCCATAAAGATAAAAAGAAACTAATTGATGAATTAGAATCAACTATACAGGGAAGAATACTTGCCTACAGAAACGCCCTAATATATTTCTTTGAAGAGAACCTTCGCAAGATAATAAACTCTAAGGGAGTCGGTGACGGTAAGGGGCAACTTCCGAAGAAGTTATTAAATAAACTAGTAGACAAGAATATTGTTACGGAGGTCGAATCATGAATATTGACGAATTGGCAGACAAATTATCTAGACTTCCTAAAAGCGAAAGGAAGGTCGAACAGGCAGAAATTTTTGCTGAAATGAGAGAAGAGTTTGGAGAAGAAGCAAATGCTAAAATCCAAGAGTTAAAGGACAAAATGGCACTTTCTACTAGCCCCTTTCAAGCATTTGAAAAGGCATTGAAGAGTGTAACAATCAAAACAAAATCCAATAAGACTATCACTAAAAGCACCGCACTAAAAAGCAAACTACCTGCAAACATTAGATTATTTTCCAGCACACAAAACCCTCAAAAGGATATACCTGCATTAGAAAGAAACTTAGAAGTTATACAAGCGGGACTTAGAAGTGTTCCACCTACTACACCTGCCGATACTATAATTCAGCACAATGTAGATGTTCTTCTAGATGCAATAGATGAAACCAAAGCCTATGCAATTACGGGACAGGGTAGAGCCAAGGCTATCAAAATAGATAGTTTGCTTGGAGGCATACCATTAGGCCCAGTAGAAAATAGAGATGTCATTTACAAATATTGGGAAGAGGTTGCTGGAAAATATAAGAGGGTACAAGATACCTTGGATTTTTTCTTAGGGGAACCGATGATAGCGCAACTAGAACAGATATTTGATGGTAAAAATGTAGATGTTGAATGGGATGACATATCATCCAATCTCCTAGAATTCAAAGGAAAAGATTTGAGTTATGTTCATAGATTTGATGCTCCCGAAGTAGATATGGAAGAACCTTTGGGAATGGCTTATTCATACATAGTATCGTTGGAAACTATTTACAATCTACATAAAGAAGTGCTAGAGGAAGAAAAAAGAGAGACAGGAGAAATAGCGGGTGACATTAATTCACAAATGCAAATGGAATTAAGAACCGCTTCAAAGGTTTCCTATGGTCAAGACCTTTCTATGTTAGACCCTACCTTAACTAATACTAGTGATGACGACGATTTAAAAAATCTCTTAGAAACTAAAGTGAATGAAGTAGACCCACTATTAGCATACTATTACAATAGCCCTAAGTCAAACCTATCTAAGAAAATAGTGGCAGTAACTAGAAAGGGATTCGAAGATATTTCTGATTTTATTACAGGATTTGTAGAAAACGCTAATGCGCAGTATTCAGACATGGGAGTTGTTATGGCCCCTAAAATAAAAAAGGATATTAAAGAATTTACAGATACTTTGCGTTCTAATAGAGATGAGTTTTATCTTCCTCACTCTGTAATAGATGTTTTACCAAAGGGTTCTAAAGTAGACGGTAAGGATAACATTGGGGACATTTTAGAATTTTTAAATGCGGTAGGAGACTTGCTATTCGAATTCCCTCCTATGCTGCCTAGTAAAACTGCTAGAAGGCAATTCGGAGTAGATACAGAAGGATTACCTTCTGACGCTCCTATGACTCCAGCACATAAAGGTAAAATGAAAAAGGTTAGAGAAGCATTTAAGGATTTATTAGAGGCTATTGATGACTATTATATCTCTCCTAGTTATAGTGGAAAACTACCGATAGCAGAAGTCGATTTCTTAAAATCTGCTGGAGCGTTTAAAATTTCAGCAGGGTCTTCTAATCTAGGAGTTCAGTCTCTATCAGGAACAGCATATGCTGGAATTCTTAACAATAGATTCAATGTTAAGAAGAGACATATTGAAGCAATATACAATTTCTTAAACTCTGTAGTTAGTGGAGATAGTGATTTAGACATGAAACTGACTCAAATGGGAGAAGATGCGGCGAAAGCACTTACAGAACTATTTGATTTAGAAGAACAGAATAATAATCATATGGCCGCAATAATTAGTTATGTATATGGAGAAATGGGACAGGAAGTTGGAGATAGGAAATTCGACAAGAAGTTAATTAGCGAAAGGACCACACAATACGAAAAGGATTATGCTTCAGGAAAACCTTTCCCTCTATTCATCTTACCTTCCTATCTGATGAAACATAAAGGACTCATAGAAAGAAGCGGAATGAGGAATGCGGTAGGTAGGCTAAAGGATTTGTTAAGAAGGGTAGAGGACTTACCAGTTATTCTCAAATCTTTACTAAAGGCGCACGACATCGTTAGGGAAATAAAAGGGTTGAAGCCTGTTTATGCTTTCCGACCATTAACACTTAATCATTCTGAAGAAGTCATCAATAAGATGTATGCTGAATTCAATGTAGATTTGTCTTATTCAGAAGTAGATAAAATAGTAACTGAAGTCAATTCATTTTCAAACATTGCTAAATCTCTAGGAGTATCTGAAGAAATTGTATATCAAGTAAAGGCACAGTTTAGGTGAGGGCATGGCTGAAAAAATAACTGCTGGTGAAATTACTTTTGAACAAATGTCAGAAGAACAAGCGGTGAAAACTTTCCAAGAAGATGGCTATTTTGAGTACAATAAAAGAAGGGTGAGGTATGGAGATTCTTTACCACCTAATTCTATTTGGGCTACTATCCCCGCTACTATGTTTGTTGCTTTTTACAAAGGTACTCCAGTAGGAATTGTAGGTTTTTCTAGATATAAGGGAGTTTTACTAGGGGCTGGAGTTCATACTAGAAGAGAGTATAGAGGAAGAGGATTGTTAGATATTTTAATAGATAAGGCAATAAAGGAAAAGCGTTCTAGGACACTTTATATCAATATTGCTAATCCGAGAATAGCGAATAATTATAGGGCAAAGGGATTCAAAGACATGAATAAAGATGAGTTGCCGGAAGATGTTAAGCAAGAATTAGGCGATATTAGATACACTGACCAAGTTCAAAAACTACTAAGTCATTTTTCCCCTAAGTGGCAACAAGTTCTTAAAAGAAGGAGAGGTTAAAATGAATTGGAAAAACATATTAAAAGCAGATTGTGGGACAACAGAAAAGATTCTGTATGGCAATCAAAAGAAACTAGACAGAAACAAAAACAATAAAATAGATTCAGAAGATTTTAAACATCTACGGGCGAATAAGTCTGAAGGTGCAGAAGAAACAATAGTTTCTACTTTGGAAAAGGAAGGAGGGGCTTCGGGTCTAGAACCACTAGAAGAAGCAACTAAGATGTCCGGAGAAGAATTAGAAGGGCTGTTGAACTCTATGGAAAATGTTGTTCAGCATAAGAGTGGAGATTATATTCTTTTAGATGGGCTACCGCTTCCTGAAGAAGAGGAAGAAGAGGAAGAAGAGGATGAGCAAGATGAGTAATTGGAAAAATATTCTGAAAATGAATCCTAGTCTAGTAGTAGACCAAATCGGAGAACATAAAGATATTTTAGCAGATATTGAAGAAACTATAAGATTATATTCAGATAATAAAATGATGGACAGAGAAGGAATTGTAAAATTGTTCGATGATTATAATGTTTCTCACCACCAAATCCATAATGCCTTAAAAGTAATTATAGAAAAGATAACGAGGTCTTGATATGTCTTGGCAAGATATTCTTAAAGTAAAGGCTACTGCTACTCATAACAGTAAAGGTGAGAAAAAGGATTCTTGCGAATTATCTGCTGATGAATCCTATGGAATGAAAAGTTCAGCATATAGGTCAGGAAATATTACCCAATGCAGAAAGAAAAAAGGGATTAAAAAAGCCAATGACGGATTACATCAATGGTTTAACAGAAGAGGCGGAGATGGTCAGAAAGGCTGGGTTTCCTGTCAATCATGTGAAGATGATAAGAAAGGGACAAAACCTTGTGGAAGACAAGATGCTTCTAAAGGAACTAAACAAAGATGTAGGCCGACTTGTTCTGCATGTAAAGACTATCCAAGAAGAAAAGGGAGGAAAGGAAGATGAATGATTGGCAAATCTTATTGAAGCAATTAACTTGCCCTCCGGCAACTAAGAATCTCAAACTTAATACCAAGAATAGAGATGCCGCTATCAAAGATGAAGATATAAAATACGGTCCTTTGAATATAGATGAACCTGCTGATTATTGGGAGAAGGTAGCGGAACATTGGGACACATCCGTTGAAGCCGCTAAGAAATCTAAATGTTCTAATTGTATTGCTTTTGATATTAGTCCAAGGATGAAAGATTGTATGCCTATCGTAGATGTAAAAGGTGGATTAGGATATTGTTGGATGCACGATTTCAAGTGTCACGAAGATAGAACCTGTTACACTTGGGCCAAGGGTGGTCCTATTAAAGACGATAAGAAGTCTAAGAAAAATCAACTGAAGAGGGAAGAATCATGAGTTGGAAAGAAGTTCTAAAAATAGATGAGATAGATATTCAATCTTCTATCAACATGGCTAGAAAATACTTAGATGAAATAGAGGAATATGTTTCGTATTATTATGGTGCTGGCTACTCTCCGGATTTTGACGATGAGGGGGAGGCTGATGCTTTTCAAGACCAAACCTACAAAGATATTGAAACCATGAATAAATTATTCAAAAATCCTACTAAAGAAAATTTAGAAAAAATAGAAACGATGTCGAATAGGTTAGCCCAAGATATTGAATTTGAACATAGCCCATTAGAAATAATTCCTTCTTTTGATATTCAGTATAGGGAGTGATAGAATGTCTTGGCAAACTATCCTCAAAAAGAAACCTAAGAGTGCTAGGTCAAGAGCATTAGAGAGAGCCAAAAAGAAAGGACTTAAAGGATTAAATAAGCCTCAAAGACTAAACGATAATTCCGGAAAGTCGCATCATGTAATGGCTTTTGAAGGTAAGAAAGCCAAGTACATTAAATTCGGACAAAAGGGAGTTAAGACAAATCAAACTGCTGGACAAAGAAAGGCTTTCAAATCTCGCCATGCTAAGAACATCAAGCGTGGGAAAATGTCTGCTGCATATTGGGCTAATAAAGTAAAGTGGAGTGCAAGTAAAACCAAAGAGAAGAAGAATAAGAAATGGAGGAAGGGGAGTTAGATGCCATTTAAGTCTTTAGAGCAAGCCTACTTCTTGTATAATTACAAGCGAGTCGTATTTAATCAAATTGCTGGAGTATATGGCGTTCCGTTTCTTTGGCACGAATACAGAGACTTGAGAGATAGAGGTATTACTGCTAAAGATGCAGACAAGATGATTCATGACCCAAGATTAAAAAAGTGGCAAAGGGTGTTGAAATAATGGAAATTGAAGCATTTAATCTAGAACATCAGATGGATTTCGAACTATCTAGAAACTCCTTCCCTTATTTCTTTCAACATGTTTGTGGCCCTGCTATGGGAATTGACCAATACTTCTATCCCCATTATATGGAAGAGTGGTTAGAATTAATGAATAGCACTCAGCGCACAGTTTTAATTTGTAGTCGTGACCACGGAAAATCTGTATTCATGCACTGTTGGGTAATATGGAATTTAGTTTTTCAACCTAAAGGCTACCAAATGCTTTACATCTCTTCTAACCAAAAGCAGACTCTAGTACACATGCGAGAGATTGATAAATACTTTAGCCACCCAATGCTACAAAAATTCAAACCTATTAGGGGCTGGTCAGTAGGACATATCCGATTAACTAACGGCAATGAATTACTAGCAAGGTCTGTAGGCTCACAGATTCGTGGACTTCACCCAAATGAAATAGTTATTGACGACCCTCTGAAAGAATTCTCAATGTCTGCTATACAGAAAGTCACTGATTGGTTTTACAGCGATATGATTCCTACTCTTCACCATTCTGCATCCCTAAGAGTAATCGGTACTCCATTTAGTTATACAGATATTTATGCTCAACTTGCAGAGAATGAAGTCTATGAAGTTAGAACCTATCCCTGCTTAAATGCACTTAACGAACCGCTTTGGCCCGATAGATGGGATTACAATTCCCTAATGTTAAGAAAGGGAGAGATTGGTACAATTGCATTCACTAGAGAATATCTTTGTGTTCCTATGTCTACAGGTACTTCTCTCTTTAACCCTGAGTACTTAGATAATGCTAAGTCAAAGGACTACATACTAAAACCACATAGAAGAAAGGACTTCAGATATTATGTAGGTGTGGACCCTGCTATTTCTACTGATGGAGACTACAATGTTATTACTGTATTAGAAGTAGACGAAAACGATAATAAAACTGTAGTTTTTGTTGATAGGGCTAAGAATGTAGAGTTTAGGCAGAACATAGAGAAGGTGAAGATGATAGGTAAAATTTTCAATCCTGAAGTAGTTTTATTCGAAACCAATACCTTCGCAAAATCATTTACTCAAGAATTAAAACATGTATCTGATATTAATGTCCACGACTTCACAACTACTAGAAAGAAAAAGCAAGAGATTATTCTTAACCTACAAATGAATTTCGAGAATGGTAAGATGATACTCCCTTATGGCAATGAAGAAAGTAGGCGAGTTACTTCTACTTTGATAGAAGAATTGTCCATGTTTGCTATTACTGAAGGGGGCAAGTTTGAAGGCATAGGGGCGCACGACGACATGGTAATGAGTTTAGCCTTGGCCAATGCCGCCACTTATACTATGAGCGAGAAGTTTATTCATTTAGATGACTTGGGCATATTTGATGATAGGCCAACTGCACCTAAACCCTTTGCTGGAAAAGGCATTATGGGGCTAAACTTTTGAGGTGATATTATGGCAACTCCGGATGAAAAAAGAGAAGCGGCCCAAAGACTAGAACAGGTGGCCGATTTAGAAGAAGAGGCTGAAGATGCTAAATCTGAAATTGAGCAATCCCTAGATATTAAACTAACTAGTTTTATTCAAGGGTTGAGCATAGTAGATGAATCTGAAGCCATTACCAAAATAAGTCAAGAGTTTAGAATCAATGCTTCCCAAGCAAGAAAACACTTAGATGTTTTTCCTGATAAATATTTAGTTCAAGATACCTATGTCCCTGATATTATCAAGACTATGCGTAGAGAAAGAAGAAAATTAAAGGGAGAATATAGGACTAAGATGACCAAAGCCATTGATACATTAATTGATGGATATTCTGACCACTTGGATAAGTGCGTCAATAGCATTTATTGGCTCAGGCCATACAAACCCGCACTACAACAAATGCGCTATACCGAAGGCGACCTTCTAAAAATCCACGGAATTAAAGATATAGAAAATAGAAGAAGTATGATTGATTCTATTTGTAAATATTGGGAAGCGCAGTTAGAACAGAAAGGGATGGTTTATGGCAAGGAATATTCTTCATTGCAAAAGACTATGAATACTGCTAAGAGAGAATTTAGAAAGCAGGTTAATGACCTATCTAAAATCCGTAAGACTGTAAAAGAAGAAACCAATGATTTTATTCTAAAGGCGGTTTGTAATCAGCAAGGAATTAGTGCAAGAGAAATTTTAGATAGTATGCCTACTAGACTCTATAAAAGGAATACAATGAAAATAATTCCCCAACTTATTAAGAAGTTAGACATAACTGATGTTGATGGTTCATATTATAAATTAGATAATGAAATTAAAAAGAACATCTATGCTTATACTGCGGCCTTTATTGATTCTGATGGCTACATTACAGTAGATAGGAATATGAATCCTAGGGTTGGTTTGGTTGCTACTGGAGATAGAGGTAAGGCTTTTATGCTTGAGATTCATAAAGCATTAGGAATTGGCCGACTACACTTAGACCAAAAATCTCCACAAAATACTAGACCTGTCAATAGGCTAAATTTTTACTCTCAGGCAGATGTTGGGGAATTATTGACTAAGTGCCTACCCCATTTTAGAATGAAGGGTAAAAATGCAGAATTGCTTTTAGAACTAATTCGTATGAAAAAATCCTACAAGAAGGCCGATTGGTATAGGGACAGATGTGATGAAATTTTCAAACTAATGAAGTATGAAAACCATAAAGACCATGTTGGTTTTGATTTTACCAAAGACGGTATAGATATAGAAACTGTAGCAAAGTTACATGATAATTGTAAGATGAGTGTAATGGATGAAATGGAAAATATAGGTACTTTGGTGGTTTGATAGTATGGCATCCTATTGTGGCGTTTGTTATGCTGTTAAGCAGACTAATCCATTTGGGTTTTGTGACAGTTGTTGGATAAACGCAGGTAAGCCAACAAAGAAAAACCCTCAAGGAAGCATTGATAAAAGATAGGCGGGTCGTAAGGATAGGGTGTAAGTATGGCGGGAAAGCGAAGATTCTCTTTAACAAATTTATTTAGGAAGACTACTCCTACTCCTACGGATAGGGAAATCTACAATATTGGCATACAGGAAAAGTCCCCTGCACAAATGCTAAACGGGCCACTAATCTACAATATAGTACAAAACTCTGTAATTACTAGAACCTGTTTAACTCAATTAAAACAGGAAGTATTTCGTAGAGGATATACTTGGGAGAAAGCATACGAAGCAAGATGTCAAGATTGTGGCAAGGAACACCAAAGGCCCGTTAAGGAATGCTCTAGATGTGAAAGCACTAATTTGAAACTTCCTGATGTTAAGCAATTAGAGTATGCAGAGAAGTTTTTAGAAGGATATGTTAATTCTTCAGAGCAATTGTTTATTGATGTGTTAAAGGAATTAGAAGATGATTTGAATATCATGGATGATGCCTACATTGTATTCGTAAAGGAATATTATATTGATGGTAATGGTAAAATCCGAATGCACAGAATAAAGGAAATTTTTAGAGGCGACCCTGTATCAATGCACATCTATGCAGATGAAGAAGGAGTAAGAGGGACTAAAGGATTTACATGTATTCACCATAGAGAATTTATGGCTTCGGAACCTCATGATAGTTGTGAAGTTTGTGGGGATTCTCTTTACCCTGTTCACTATGTAAATAGGGCAAAGGGAGATGACCAATACTTTATCAAGGGAGAAGTCTTACACTTTAGTAAATATAGTCCTAGTAGATTATATGGGCTTTCTCCTATACTCACTTTATACAATCATATTATGACACTTATTGCTATGGAAAATTATGTTAATGCTTCCTATACTAAGAGCAGAATGCCTAGAGGAATGTTAGCCGTCCAAACTAGAAATATGGACTCCATGATGAGTTTTTGGCGTGGGGTTAAAGAAAGGATGGAGCAAGACCCCCACTACATTCCTGTAATGGGAATAGAAGCAGAAGGTGGCAAGGGTTCTATTGAATGGATTAAGTTTATGGATAGTCTGAAAGAGATGGAATATACTGCGGTCAAGGACGATTTAAGAGATAGGGTTTCTGCCTTTTATGGAGTTAGTAAAATTTTCATGGCAGATTCTACTGCTAGTGGAGGACTAAATAATGAAGGTATGCAGATTCTTGTAACTAATCGAGCAGTACAAATGGCGCAAACAGTCTACAACAATTATGTATTCCCATTCTTAACTACTCAGTTTGGAATTACTGATTGGGATTTGAAACTACCGCCGTCAGAAGAAGAAGATGAAATTGCCGCTCTCCGTAAAAGAGAGATAGAAGTTAATATTGCCGCCTCTACTAAGAATTTAGGATTTGAGATTGAAATGGATGAAGATGGAAACTTTACCTTTACTAAACCCGAACCCAAAGAAAATGAAATGGGAGCAGAGGGTGGAGATGAGCCGGTGGAATTAGACCCTTATGCTGGAACTAATATTGATGCGTCACAGATGGGACAGATGATGGAACAACAGCAACAAAGCATGGCCAGCACTAACGAAAATGTTAAATCAACTAGAAATAAGCCAAGTATGGCCACAGGGCCGGATAAAAGGTTTAGTGGCCTACCAGCCGAAGCCGGAAATCAAAATGTAGACCAAAGAACAGAAAGAAGGGTTGGTTAATTATGAAAGCAGATTTGATAAAGGCCGGAAAAAAATCCCGCCGAATTTTTTGAGAAATTTAAGGTGATTAAAATGGAAGATACAAAACAAAAAGAAATACGACTAAGAAAGGAATTGGCTAAACTTAGAACGCAGAATGCGGCTGAGACTAGAACAGTTAAGAAAAATAGAGACTTTGATATTGCTGGAGTAGATACTAGAACATCACATAAGGCAACACATGGTAACGCAGATGTTCCTGATGTAGTTCTATTGCCTAAGAGAAAGCGAAACCGAAAAGAAAACATTCCTTTCTGAAGGTGGTATTGTGGTCGTTCTAAAGCAAGATAAATATTTAGAGTCGGCGCAGACCGCAAAGGAAAAGGCAGAAGAAGAATATCTTAAAACTCAAAATGCTAACTATAGAACATTTGTTCAAGCCCTAAAGATTTTAGAGAAAATGAAAAAGGATAAGACCTTTGAGGCTAGAAGTAAAAGACTGGGTAAATTGATTTCTGCTATTAGAGGGGCAGGTTCTCCCGAAGTAAAATTAGAAAAAATACTATTTAGTTTTAGAAAATTAAAAGAACGAGACTATATAGTAGCAGACATAAAAGATGCCGAAAATAAAAAGATAAGTGCAGAAGATGTTCAGTCAAGAATGAAGTCTGCCTTATTTGACGAAGAAGTAAAATCTACAGCACACGCTTCTATTTTTACAATTAATCAACCTATGGAAGAAGTACAAAAAAATAAAGCGTTAGATGTCTTAACAGAATATTTTAATCCCCCTCCTACTATAGAATACGAAGAAGTAGTTACTGAAGAGGAAAAGGTTTCTAAAATCGCAGTAATAACTCTAGATGATACAGATGTAGATAACATAACTGAATATATGAATGATGCGTTTGGGGAGAACTTGACAGACCTTACCGAACAAGACCATGAAATAAAAACCAATCTATATGAGATATTATTAGAATTATATGTTGATTCGTTTGGGGAATATCCTACCTTTTATGTTAAAAGTGGAAACATTGCTGGCTATCTCAAAAATTTAAAAAGTCAAGTTTTTAGAGAATTGCAACGCCGTTCCGGTGGAAAGAAGGATTCTTCTGAACGCACATCAAGTATGATTATTTCTAAAGATAGTTTAGATAGAGCCTTTAATGGTATTGAAGGAGAAATACAACTACTAAATGAAAGGAAAAAGGAATTGAGTAAGCAATTAGAGAAACATGTAGATATTGATATAGAAAAAGAAATAGTGAACTACCAAAATAAAATTGAAAACGAAATTTCAGAAATAAAACCAGAATTGAAAGAACTTAAGGAACGGTTTGATTCCGTTAAAACTAAGTTAAAATCATTAAAAGAAAAGGAAAGTTCTCTTGGGCAATTAACCGCAACAGAATATGTAGAAGGTAAAAAAGAATTGGACCCCGAAATTAAAGAGGCTAATAAAATACTAAATATTATAATTAGAGAGGGAGACAAGGTAAAAAACAAATTAGCGATTCTAGAAAAAGCGGATTCTACTAGCATCAGAAGTACAATAGAAAGTGGTCTGATGGAGGAGCATCAGGCACAGGTAGATAACATAAAGGAACTAAACCAAAGAATAATTAGATTGAAACAGGAGATAACTTTACCTAAACCTGTAAAGAAAGAAATTAGAAAAATTATTAGAAGATTCGACCCAAGTAAGGAATTAGAGGGAGAAATGTATAGGGAATACATAACCGCTCTTAATACATATGAGCGGATTTTAATGAGAGTAGGTAGGAAGATAGATTTGGAAATAACTCAAATGAAATCCTACATAAAGAAAAATTCTGATGCTTTGCAGAATACTGCGGATTATTTCATAGGTTTAACTGAAAAGGAGTTTTCAGTGGAGAATCTAGATGAATTCGAAGACTTCGAAATAGTTCTAGCAATGAATAAGCATAGTTTAACTGATTCGGATATGTCCGAATTGCAAACGGATATTATAGAAGCACTCAAACTAAGAAGAAAGGTTATCAAACTAACTGAGGTAGCAAAAGAAAAGGCGAAACAAAAGAGGGATGCAAAATGACTTGGAATTGGTATAATGAAGATATTATTAAAGCCGAAGGAGATATTCTTTCGGCTTTGGATAAGAAGCAAAAAAAGGCACTTAAGAAAACTCTGCAAGCCGCAGAACCAACAGAATATTTTGGACAGGATTTTACTAGATTGGGTGAGTTATTAGATATGATGAAGGACTTGGATTTGATTAAATCTGATGAAAAATTATCTAAGAAGATGGAGACTATGGATGAGAGCAATCTAGATATATTAGCCACAGCCAGCAAACTCCGTAAAGAGTACGAAACCCTCTACAGGCAGATTCGAAAATTAGTATATCCAAAGAAAGGAGGCGACTTAAGATGACAGAACAAAACGAAGTATTACTCTTGCTAAAAGAATTAGTGAACCGAGTACAACAATTAGAAAGCGTAGCATACAATAAGGACAATGTTCTGATGAAATCAGGATTTGTCGTAACTAATAGCCCAACACCGTCAATGAATAATAAGATTGCATCTACCTTTAGTATGGATGATATAAGCGCAATGTCATTCGATGATATGGCTAAGATTATTCAGAAGATGGAGTGATTTAGATGACTTGGGATTACTACGATATTAAAAAAGTAGAAATTAAAAAGGGAGATGACTACGATATGACTATGACGGTATCATGCGAGTTAGAAAAGGATGGAGAAACTATTCTTCCTGAAGATATTGGATTAAGTGAGAGAGAACTGCATTCTACTGTTCAAGATGTTTTACAGGAATTAGTTGGTAGGAAAGCCTCTTCTGCTATAGAAGATGAAGAGGGAAGCGAAATAGTAATAGATGTAGAAATCAAATCTGTTTCAGAAAATAGGTGAGTAAAATGACTTGGGATTATTACGATATTAAGAAAAATTTTGAGTTTGTTGAAGGTCAGTTTAAAGACGAAACAGAGACTACAGATGCAGTTCTAGAGTTTAAGAAAGGGGCTATGAAGATGTTGAAAGAGTTAAGCATAGATGCCGCCAACCTATCAAAAGCAAAGAAACTATTTGGTAAATTTTTAGATGAGGTGAAAGAATGACTTGGGATTATTACAACATTAAAAAATCAGAAGATAGGCCATTTAGGATTTCAAGAATAATGGGAGATGTTTGGAATACTATGCAAGTCGAATTACAAAGCCCTGCATTTGAAGATAAGGCAAAAGAAGTAAGAAAGGCTCTGCAAGTATTGCATAGAGAATTAAAAGATGCACAAGAACGAATAGAAAAGGAGTATGAGTAAAATGCCGGAAAGAATGACAAAAGAAGAAGCGAAAATTGAACAGGCTATTAGAGCCGCTAGAATTGCAAAGCAAACTTTACTAGAAGAAACTAGGAACAGTATGCCTTTGGTAGTAGATGAAGAAGAAGTAGATGTAGAAGATGGCATCGAAGAAAAACCTACTATTGAAGTACCTAACCAAGATAAAGAAGGCTATGGTCTTGCAGGTGTAGAGAATGAATATAAGATTAAGAAAGCAACGACCCCTACTTCATATGATGAAGTTATAGAAAGGATAGATAAAGAATTAGCAAGTGGTGATAGTCCTATTAAAGAAGTATTGTCGCTTGTAAGAAATATGGCATACACCAAAAAGAGAAACAATGAGCCATTTACTATAGACACATTCAAACAAATACTTGCAGAGGCCAAAAGGCAAGTAAATTGGATGCGATTTATGGGTATTAAGTTTTAGTGATGCCTTATGCCACTAACCGGCCTTCTATTTGAGAAGGAAACTGACTCTGTTTCTGATAAAATCCTCTCTCTCTTCGAAAAGACTAGAGTGGCTTACCTATCTGCTAAGAGTGATTCTAAAACCTATGGCTCTAGATGGAGAAAAACAGTAGAAGACCTAAGAGATGAATACGATAATTTAGATTACTTAGGTGGACAACTAAAACAATACTTAGCAGAAGACATCTTACAATCTAAGGATGCAATGAATCCTGAAACTCCTACTGCTGAAAAAGTCTATAATGCAATTAAAATGCTACGCTTCGAATCAGACGAAGTGCAAGACCCATTTGCAAAACGCTTCAAAGGAAATGTTTTGGAAACATTAATGGAAGATAGCGGGGCTATGATTAAGTTTATTCATTATGCTTTACGAAGCGATGATGAGGTTTTACCCGATGAATTATATTCCATAAAAGATATAGATGCAGATGACATCACTATTGGTCTAAAAGGATTAGACTTAGACCCTAAAGATATTTCATTATATATTACAGAACATTATGGAGATGGAAAGGATTCTAAGAAAATAGAATCTAGAGTTAAAAATGGTCTTTCTATACTAAAACTATTCTTCCTATCTAAAAATACAGAAGAAGATTGGAATAGACTAGTAGGTGTTGAATTAAAGAAAGCGGAGAAATCCATAGAAGAAAAGGCTCAAGTAAATTTCATAATACCTAATAAGCCAATGTATAGGATATTTGAAATAGAGGACATTAACGAACTACAAGGATTTAGCGGTGAATGGGTTGTTCAAGAAAAATATGACGGTATGAGAATACAGATTCATAAAATTGATAACAAGATAAAAATATATTCTTACAATGAAAAGGACATTACAGACAAATGTAAGAAACAAGTAGAAGTAATGAAAAAGAAACAGTTCGGCGACTGTATATTGGATGCTGAATTAATTCTATTTGATGGTGATGAAGCACTACATAGGGCAGATACTATTTCCCATGTATTCAAAAACCAATACCAAGATGCAGAATTAAAGGCTCATGTGTTCGATATTATGAGACACGAAGAAAGAAACATGGCTTCAGAAGAATTGTCCGAAAGGATAAATATTTTATTCAATAATTATTCTATGCACTCTGATGACCATTTACAATTCCCTTCTAAAAAAGATACTAGAATTGCAGACAATCTAAAAGACATTGAAGAATATAGTGAGGCGATTATGGAAATGCCTACTGCTGAAGGTGTGGTAATAAAGGATAGTACTTCTACATATTACATAGGTACTAAGAAAAACCCTAAGTGGATTAAATGGAAGAAGTTTGTAGATTTAGATTTAATCGTTCTAGATAAAAAGAAAACTAAATCTAATATGTTCTCCTACACTTTAGGTGCAGGGCCAGCAGAAGGCGAAGGAAAACATATCAAAGTATTAGATAAAATACAATATATGAATGTAGGGAAGGCTAACAATACAAAGTTAGATGTAGATGTTGGAGATATTCTTAGAGTTAAAATAGATGAGGTGAAGTTCGATGGAACTAAATATACTATCTATGGTTCTAATGCAATAGAAATACCTGAAGTAGAATACCCTGAAAAGATAATAACATTAGAAATGTTATCTAAAGAAACTAAGAAGAGTTTAAAGTTTAAGGCTACAGCATTAGAAAAGGGAGTTTTAATTACAGACTATGTTCATGGAGAAGCAATACTAAAATCTATGGATGGTTTTACTTTGTATGAATTTGAAAAAGATAATTTAATGTCTAAACATGCTATGATGAATTTAGAATCTTGGAAGTCTGATGCAGAAAATATAATGAAAACCAAACAAAGCGAATTAACCGTGAGCGTATTTCAGCACTTAAAAACAAGAGGGCCGAAAACCGTAAAGGACTTACATAACTTCTTAGTTAAGGAAGTTGGCAGACTATATGATAGTGTATTAGATAGCCAAATGTCTAAGTTAAAAGAGTGGTTCGATAGTAGAGATGGTATAACTTACAACAATAAAGAAAAGAAGTTTATGGCTGATTCAGATAAAATTATGTTAAGTGAAAAGGAATACAAAACTCCTTCTGAATATAGAGAAGGAGAGTTCAAAGTATATTCTAGAAAAGATGACGACTTAACTTTTGCAATTAAATTATCTGATGAAACAATGTATTGGACTATAGATATTAATTCCGATGATGATATATTTAACCTATTTGGGAAGGCTGGAAAATTTCCTGCGGAAGTAGCAACCACAATTTCTTCTGATTCTAAGGTGATAGATGAAGGAGACATTACTTTAGGAGTACAGAGAGATGGCTACCATGAGTATTTCATAAATGGAAATAAGTTTGAGACTAAAGTACACTTTAGAGTAATACCGGTAGATGATAAAGAAAAGTGGTTAGTGTGGACCGGTTATAAGCAGGAACCGGCAGACATAGCAGGGGATGAGGGAGTTTGGAATATTAATAATGATAAATATGTAAAGTTGCTAATAAATCCGGAAAAACCCTAAACTATTAAATACCTAATTGAAAAACGAAGAGTTGAGGAAAATGGGAACTGCCGTTATGCAAACTAATGATTTCCAAATTCTCAAAAGCCAAGACGACTTGATGATTGGGGGATATGCAAGCATAGAAGTTGTCGATAAGCAAAATGATTTAATCACACTCAAAGCACTAGAAGATGCAGTAGAAAAATACATGGAGAATGCAAAATTTAGAAATGTAATGACAAACCATTCAAATGTCCAAGTAGGAGAAGTAGTAAAATCATATAGAGATAAAAATGGAAAAATATGGAAAACTGAAGTAGATGATGTGGGATTTTTTGTAGTAATAAAATTAAGAGATGACATCGAAAAAGCAAAAGAAATAAACAGAGGAATTCGCAAAGGAACATTAAGGTCTTTTAGTATAGGGGGACAAGCACTTCAGAAAGTTAAGAAGCAAAATTCGGAATTAGGCGAATACAGCGAAATTAGCAAACTAGAGTTACATGAAGTCACCATATGCGAAAAAGGAATTAATCCTGAAGCGAAATTCGATATTTTAAAACAAGAAAAAGAGGGAACAAAAATGACCGATAAACTAGAAAAAGCACTTGAGGAACTTGACACTCTATTAGAGGAAGTCAATACTCTAAGGAAAGAAGAAGAGGAGAAATCCCCTGCGGCTGCCGCAGACTTAGAAATGAATGCGGCGGCTATGGACGAAGAATTGATGGATGCTGAAGTAGAGACTTCAGAATACATGGATGAAGAAACAAAAGCAGTTACTACACTAGATGCAGAAACCGGAGAACCGGCAAACCGCTTAGTAGTTAGTGGCGGAAGTCCTGTTGGAGACAAGCAAGCAAAGGTCGTTAAGGCTTTTGACAATGGTGAAATTACTTCACTAAACCTTTCTCCTGATGTAATCGAGAAAGCATACTCGGAATACAAGTCAGAACAACTAGAAAAGATTGCTCTAAATAACTTAGAAAAGACTTTTGCAAACCGCTTTAAGTCTGAAGTTTCTGAAAGAAACAATATTATTTCAAAGGCTAACTATGATGCAAAGTCTGAAGTTAGCGCACTAAAGGAAGAATTGGCAGACCTACGAAAGTCATTCTCTACCGGAAAATCCGAAATTCTCAAAGCACAGCAGACTGAATCTGTTAAACTACCGTCTATGGACGATGTAGCAAATATGTCATGGGCCGACTTAAACAGGCTCGCTGGAAATTGAGGGGGAATAAAATATGTCAGGATATATTAACACAATTAGAGACTTAGAAGCACAGACCTACGGAATCTCCGGCGCATTTGGCGGCAACGATATTCTAAAGCAAGCGGGAGTAGTACAGGGATTACATACTGCTCACGATATTGCCGACGCAGCAGCATCGGGAGTTACTGGAATTAGCACATCAACCGGACTTTACAATGTTCTTTACGGACAGAAAGTTTGGTCAATGCTAAACCGTGAAGTAAATGCGCTTTCAATGATTTCAAAGCGTCCTTACTCTTCTTCGGGATGGAGAGTTCTAAAGAGCCGACCTTTCGGTGGCTCCGGAAACACACTAGCAGAAGCACTTGTAAATGATTCAGATACCGCAGACTCAGGAATTGGAGATGATGCTCCTTCTGCTGATTTAATTGGTGGCGTTCCAGAAAACGCTGGACTTTCTACTGCGGCAGATGGTCTAGGTTCTATGGCTCCTACCTACGCTCAACTATTTATGAGTCCTAAGACTGTTGCACATCAATTCGATTTCTCTGAATTGGCAATGGAAATGGCAAAGATTGACGATGGAATTGGAGATATTAGAGCGCAAATGCGTGAAGATATGGGAATTGCTCATGCAGAAGCACAAAACATGATGCTTCTTATGCCTCTAGAACATTATGGTGAATCAACAAACCAATCTACAGGCCGTCTAGAAAACATTGAGAGAAACTATACTTCTCTAAACAAGATTGTTACAAGTCGTGCAGAACTTTTGGCTATTGATGGTGGAGTTATTGCTACCGATACTACAAGTGCATCAAACAACTTGGGTAAGATTTACGGAGATGAAAGATTTACTGCGGCTTCTTTCCTAGATTCTGAAGTAGACTTTGGAAGCGGATATGCTAGTGGAGATGTTCGTTCACTAACATTAACTCTACTTAACAACATGATTCGTAACCTACGAATTGCTGGCGGTTCTCCAAAAGTAATTCTAACAGGATATGACACAATTCAGTCTATTGCAGACCTACTACAAAGCCAAGAAAGATTCATGGACAGAAAGGAAATCGTTCCTACTGTAAATGGTGTTCGTGGAGTTAAGGGAGCAGAAGTTGGATTTAGAGTTGCAACATACTACGACATCCCGCTAATTCCTTGTAAGGATATGGCTTCCACAGGAAACGCAACTAGCAAACTAAGCGATTTGCTTTTCCTTGATACTGACCACATTTGGTTGGCTGTTATGAAACCTACACAATACTTCGAAGATGGTATTTCCAATGGAAACCCATTCGGTGTTGGTCGTCTAGGAAACCAAGCACTTTACCGCACAATTGGTGAAGTTGGCTGTTCATTCTTTAAGGGACAAGGTAAGATTACCAACATTCAGTGAGGTGTTTTAAATGGCACACACTATAACATTGTTGGCTGACCATAAAGGACAGACAAGGCCGAAAGTTTCCGGCGACGAGTATTTTGTTGATGCAAACATTGAGATTACTTCATACACAGAAGATGGTGAAATAATCACTGCGTCTTCTCTCGGACTAAGCACAATTACTGCTGCTATGATTACCGGTGCTGAAACTGCATCCGGAGTCGCTCTTGAAAGATTCGTTGTAGAATTAAGCACAGCAGGTGCTTATGAAAGTGCGAGTTCTTTTTCTCTAGTAGGAACAACTGCTAGTTCGGGTGCTGAA